TCACCTGCAGCCGCAAATGCTTTATTAACAGCTGCACTTACTTTTGCAGATAATGACATTAATTAGCCCTCCACCAAGAACCACCCATACCAATACCATCTCGACGAATTAAGGGTCTTAATGGTTTTATGATTATAGAAGGTGTAATAGAGGTTTTTGTTACATCATTATTGCTATCTGACAAGCTAATACTACCAACAGAAATACTCTCAAAAGTTTGAGTTTTCTGGGCTAGTAAATCTTCATTTTGTACAAGATGTAAAGCTTGTTCATATACTGCAATTTTAACTTGGGACGGAACCTCGTCATTTGCAACCGTGATCTGTTGACCCATTCGGGGATCGTAGTAAATTGCATTTTTACGAGGCCACGCTAGAGCTTGAGAAGAGCTAACAGCAGCACCAATCCAATGACGTTCATCAATTAATTGAGTGGCTGTAACTAGAGCTTGCTCTTTAGTTTCGTCATTCGAACTATCCCATTCAGCGGCATCAATTCGAGTTTCAAAATAAGTATCAGCATCGGCTATAGTTACATAGCTATTTGTATTTAGAACTAAAGCCATTAGCTCCTCCTAATTCTTATGAGTGGAAGATAGGCAAGATGCCTAGGTTTAGTGCATCCATCTTACGAGTCCATGAAGCAGCCGCACCAAGAGTTGTGTTAGTTGCAAATGCGTTAGTTGCACCTGCCCAATCGTAACCTTGTGGATGCATTACGAAACCATAACGATACCAAATGTTTGTAGAACCACCACCTGTGTAGGATGCCGCATCACGATCTACTTCTACTGGTGTAGGGGCTGCAATCGGAGCATAAGCTACAGACTGAGGCTTAATAACAAATGAACACTTAGTTGATTGTGCGTTTACGTCACCTGTTGCTGTTGTAGCACGTTGGCTTGCACGAGTCATTACTAGACGGAATTTACCACCAAACAATGTGTTGAATTGTAGGTTGCCATCTGTAATGATTGTTTCATCAACAACGTTAGCAGCACGCATTTCAGCCATTGTTTCTGGTGAAGTTACTAGATACATGAAATCTGGTTCCATGTCCTTGTATGCCATACCAATAGCTTTAAATAGGCGCTCACCACGAGCCGCACCAGTTGCTGTTGAGTCAAACAGTTTACGAGCATCTGAAGAACTAGACGCCGCTGTACCAAATTCACCTGCTGCGTTAATGTCAACAAAGAAACCTGTTGCAGAAGCATCTGCATCTGTGTCAAAGTCAACGATACCACCGTTACCTGAACCACCTGCGTCACCTAGTGTTGTTTCAGAAGCTGCAACACCTTTTAGAATTTCCATAAGTGCATTGCCTTCGTCATCACCACGTACTTGAGCAAAGTCACGAGCAATCTTTGATAGACCGTCTTGGCGTGAAATTACTTCTTGTAGGTTAACTTGTTGTGCGCCAAATGTACGCATTGACTTAACATAGTTAGAGATCTCTGTTGAGATGTCTGTGTATGTACCATCAGTTGCACTTGAAAGAGAAGGCACGTTGATGGTTGGGTTCAATGGTTTGTACCAACGCATCTGACCGATGAATGACTCACCGTCAGTACGGATATCAGCTGAGCCACCAACAATATCTGTTGAGTTTAGCTTTTTAGCTGTTGTGTACGCTTCATTAGCATACGCAGAAATAGCTAGTGCTACGTTCTGAAAATCTGTGTTTGTAATAGCCATGATTGTAATTCCTTATATATAACTATTATAATTTAATAATTGAATTGTCCTAGTTGGCCTTTAGCAGCCATTGCTAGTACTTCCTCTGAAGTCATCTCAGAAAGACTTTTAGTAACATCTGTTTGAGAAGGAGCAGAGGGGGTTGAAGTTCCAGCGCCACTATTGGCTTTAACACGGAACAGAAATGAATTATCTTCACTTTTTGAGTAAGAGTCAATAAATTCTTGAATAGAAGAACCAGACTTGTGAACCCATGCACCATTTTCGTTTTGAACAAGTTGCTCAACGATATCACGCTGTGCTAATTGACGACTACGCTCATTGCGGAACTCTAGTGTAGCTAGTTGTGTGTTCACAACATTATCACGGTTCAGCTTAGTGTTTTCTTCTTCGAACACCTTTAGTTTGGCGTTAGCTTCAGCTAGCTTCATTTCAAGAGCTTCTTTAAGCTTTCCTTCTGCTTCTAGACGTTCAATCTCAGCAGCTTTCTGTGCTTGTTCGACTTCAGCAGCTTTCTTAAGTGCCTCATCTCGCTCTCGAACCATGCGGTCCATGTTTTGCTTCATTTGTTGAAGACGGTCTTGCACCGCTGCCTCAATCGGATCTACCTCGTCCGTTTTAGCTTCTGGTGCCTCTGGTTGTTCAGTCTCTTCTTGGACTGTTTCTACTGTTTCTTCTTCAATTACTGTATTTTCTTCACTCATAATTTTTCCTTTCAAGCACAGCTTGAGTTAATATTTGTGTCACAGACACGTTTAAATAGAGTCCTATAGGCTATTACAAATAACTACGGACCAATGCCATACCAGTCTTTATTACCTGTTAAGGGTTCTAGTATGTCTTTTCTTGTTATCTTATTTGGCGGGTCAATTAAACCTAACCGTTTAGCTTCAGCTAAAAGCTCATTATAAGATTTTCTTGAAAGACCTTGTCTACGCATTTCACGTAAAGTCTTTCTAATAGTATCACCTTCAAGAGCATCTGCATAGATGGTTCTTAAAGCATCTTTCGCACGTCTTGCTTCACTAATATTAGTAAAAAAAGCATCGTGGATAGTTGCAGTTTCAACGTTGTTTTTAAGCCCCCATTGATGGAACTTTCGTACGATAACAGCGTCATTACTGTGATTTCCGTTAACACCTAATCCAATTCTAGCGTCATTTAACGAAGCTTTTCCTAAAAGCTTACCGTCTGTTGATGCGTCTTCATAGATGTTTGCAACTCTACGTCCAGTAACAGGATCTTCGAATTCAATACGATCTTGTTCTTTAAAACGATAACGTTGCATCATTACTTTACCGTCAAATGTTACCCAAGGGATGTCTGTCTTTTGGGTTTCATTGACATAACGTGTTGCTACCTTCTTCCAATAATTGATAAAGTTATCAGTTACAGGAGCACGAGCAGACATGTTTTTACTCATAATACGAGATATTTCCGAAAAATCTTTTGGAGTAACAATACCTCGTCTTGCATTGCTTATTTCTCTAACAAAATCACCAACATCAGGGTGAATGTCTTGGGCATCTTTAAGAAGTTTTCTTCCTACAGGTTGTCCTTTATTTATTAGACTTACAAGTTCAGATCTAAAGCTTTCTAGTTCGGCGACAACAGAAGTAGCGCCTTCTCTTTTTGCTAGTTTTATTTTACCATCAATAATTCTTAAGTTAGCATTAAGATTATCTTTAGTAATAGTTAAAAAGCCTTTATCATCTAAAACCTTAACAAGACCTCTAGAGACATTAGCTGTTTTAGTTGCAGCTCCTGCACCATAGAAACCAACCATGTTTTGATACTTAGCAGCTTTAGCTAGATCTTCCCAAGTTAAATTAGAGTCTCTTAGAGCAGGAATTTTTCTAAAGTCTGGATCATTAACAGTGTCCATAGCTACAAGGTCATATAGTCTATTTTTCTGAGTTGTAGCCAAAACATTGCTTGCTTCTGCAATATTTCTATCACCAGTAGATAAACCAATAATCTGAGCACCAGAAGAACTAGCGTCATTTTCGATCATTAATTTAGTCTTATAACTTCTTAAGGGTTTACCTGATTTAAGATGTCTTTCAATTCTTGCATATTCTAAAGCCATTCTAGAAAGTTTAGCAACTTCAGCACCTTCCAACCCTCTCAACAAAGGATGTTCTAAGAATTCTCTCATTCGTCTATCACGTTGAGTCTTAGCCATCATAGTTTCGCCTAAGTCAATAAGACTTTGCCTGTTTCTTTCAAAAATTGCACGGCGACCTGCCTGAGTAAGAGCTTCAGTTCCAGGTCCGATTAAAGCACCAATTTGTACTTTTAACTCATCTAAGGCCTCATCAGTCATATTAATAGCACGACCAGAGTTAAGAAAAGGTCTTACTAGCTCACCACCAGTAGGTGTTAAGTACCCTCTATGATAAATACGACCACGAGAATCTATAAAGGCAGTAGTACGAAAATTCCTACCTCGTTGAGCGTGGTATTTAGCTGTTGCCATGAGGCCATAACCTTGCTCTCCACGATTAAGTATTTCGTGCCTAAATTCGTTGAGACTGTCATAATATTTTGTGTTGCCTCGGGGATCCCTAAATCTAGCGAGATCGTCCATGAATCCAAAAAATTCATCGTCCACTCCGTATTCTACGTTCATAACGTGATTTAATGTTTTTGCCATGTCACGATCAATTTGTTTAGCATCATAATCTGCAAACTTATCTCTAGAAATCAAAGGAAGTCCTGTATCATTACCTCTGGCATCTACGTAAGTTTTTTTATTAGCCTTAACATAGAGTCTATCTCTAGCAGAAGTTATGCCTAACCTTCTAGAAATTGTTACCTTACGCTCTGCCTCTTGAAGCTTAAGTAGGTTTTTATTAACAACAATTACTTCTCTAGAGATTGTATCTCCCCAACCACCAGAGGCTCTTCCTGTTTCAACGTCAATAACTCCTCTACGAGTTTTGCCTCTGAATTGAACACGAATATAACCTTGTTGTCTAAAAAACTCTAATATTCTAGAACCTTCAGTATGATGATCTTTAAGCGTATGCTTGGTAAAAGGAATAATATTTTGAAAGTCTTTTGAAAATTGCTTACCAATATTAATAGCAAGGGTATCATAGTCAGTAGACTGCCCTGATGAAATTAACTTAGAAATTTTAGTTAAACTATCAATTGCCTTTTCATTAAAGATATTATCACTAGGTTTTTTAGATGCAACTAAGAATTCCCTATCAAGAATGCGGCGAATAGCTTCTCTATTCCCTGCTATTCTTTGAGTTAACCAAGAATCTGTCGGTTCTCTGTTATAAGCTTTTTTATATGCTTTATAGGCAGCATTAACTTTAGGATATCGTCTAAGAAGATTTTTCTTTAACTTTTCCTTAGTAGGATATCTTTCAGTAAATTTATTAAAATAAAGTCTTAAGGGCGCTCTTCCAGAAATAAATAATTGTCTTGCAAGTTTTTTACCTTCTGTTCTTCGCCAACCGTCAATAAACCTTTGATCGGCTAATTGATCTCTTTGTAAGTCAGCAAAGTTATAATACTTACCCATAATTTGTACTTGAGGAGTATCTTTTGACAAATAACTAACAAACATTTCAGAACGCTTGCGAGAACGTGTGTCTAGTAATCTAGAAACGTTTTGAACGGCAAATCTATTTTCTGCTCTAACAACCGCTGCAAAATCTCCCCACGGAATTTTATCTTTAGCATAACGTTCAAAAACAACTCTGAGATTTTCTACTACAACTGTTTGTTGATTTAAAGAAATTTTATCATTTAATCCTGCAGTAAAAGATTCAATAAATTGTTTTTGATCAGCAGATAAAAGTTTAGAATTACGCATAAAGTCTAAACGCTCTTGATAGAGATTAAAGTCAGGATCATAAATATTATTATTTTTAATTTCACCTGTTAAAGGATCAGCACTAAAGTTACGCTCATCAAATTCATTTCCAACCCTTCTTCGAGAGGCTTGTTTGCCGACTAGACTAGTACCTTTATAGTCAGTTAAAGACATTGTTTTACTAAAGTCATCAGAGTCTAATATAAATAACTGTCTTAGGTCATCTTTATTTTTAGGGTTTCTAATTAAAGATAAAGGTCTAGTCGCTTGTAGACGAATATCTTGTTCTCTAATCTTTTGTTTAGGGCGATAAACAGCAGTAGCGTTTGCAGCCTTAGCCCGTAAAGCTTGTATGCTTAACGCTTTACCTTTAGGCGTAATAAATTGTTCTGCTTTTAATTTGCCTTGTCTAAACAAGTTTGCAGCATCTTCAGAGCCTAACATTTTACTCTGAATATCCATAGACTGTCTTTTTAACCAGTTACCGAAGCTTTCCTTTTTTGGAGGAAGTCCGTTAAGCTCTTGATCACTTTTTACATTTAATTTTGTCTTTTTTAGTCTAGGGGTTTGCTCACGAAATAATTCCTGTTTGTTTTTAAGTACAGGAGTCATTGAGCTACGACAATTCCAATGTAAAGGTGGTATAAACCTTTTGTCATCTAAATCATAAACTTTACCGTTATGATGTGTACAAATAGGGCTTGTACGAGAGTCAAGTATAGCAGTAAACATAAAGCCTTTAATTATATCTTTATTGTCTTCTGCTACTTTTCTTAGTGCTGCTGTTTGAGTAGAAGTTATGGCAGTTCTCGTTAAAGTCTTTGCTTGATATTCTGTTATTTTAGTAGTTTTTAAAACATCTGCAATAATTTCGTTTGGAGATTTATTGTTTGCTAACCCAGCTTTAACTTTAGACTGGATTCTAACAAGTTCACCTGCAGAAATATTTTTAACATTATCACTAAGACCTTTTGCCCCACGCATAGTAGGGCCAGTTACTTCAGCTAATAACTCTCTTGTCTTAGGTTTATTAACTTTGTAAAAGTCTTTAACTTCTTTGTAAAGGTTATCGCTATGAAAGTCTAATTGAGAAGTAGAAAATTCTTTAATAGAGTTCTTTTTATGAGAAAGAAGCTCTGTACCAAAACGACTTACTTCTTTGGAAACATCATTCTTAATGTTTTTTCTAAGCAAGTCTCTTAGGTTTTTTCTATGACGTCTTATAATACGTCTATTTTGGATTTGAATTCCTTCTTCATATAACCTTACATCTGCCATATGATCTACAATTCGATCATAAATTTTATCGTTGATATTCATCTAGTACTCCATCGAGTAGTTAGAGTTATTCCTCTATTTGTACCTCATCATCTTGAGGTTGATTTGTAAGAGGGTCAGTTTGTATTTCTTCAATAGCATCTTCATCGCTGTAATCAGCAGGTAAGAAATCATTATATTTAGCAATATTGATAAACGTAGAACGGCTAATAATACCCATTTGATACCATTCCGAAACAAGTCGCATAGCGCCTTCACCACCAACCATGGGGGCAAAGTCATTAGACATTTGGAATTCTACATCTTCAGCAGTATACATAGAACCATACTTCCAGTTAAGCATAAAAGCAATAACTTCACGAATAGTTCCAGATACTTTAGCATTTAGTGTTCCTAGCTGTGCTGTTTGAGAGGCATTGCGAATTTCTAAGGCTACACCTGAAGCTGCTTGCTCTGGTGAAAGCATACGAATACCCATCTTAGCCATTTCGTTTACAGTAGAGTCAATTGCTTTTTCCATATCTGAAAGTGCAGCAGTAGGTGTTTCAAGTACGCTAATTGATTCATCTTTGCGCACACGCAACCAAGTACCAAGACCTGCATTTACAATTTCTTCAAACTCTTCATCTGTCATATCTGATTGTACAACAGGAGTATAAGTTGCTGCGCCATACAGTAAGTGATTACGGCGAGATACTTTGTTATATAGTGCAATCTCTCTGTCAATAAGAGGCATAAGCACTGGTTCTACGGGTTCAAAATGACCGTTAAGAGGCCAAGCTGGAATACGAGAAATACGTTCACCAAACATAGTTGGATAAACAGTATTAACTTTAGTAAAGCCAATTTCTGTTAAACGATCTTCATATTCTTGTTTTACATCACCGTTAAGAACTTTAATTTCTGTATTTGTATCTGGATGTTCATAGTAATCTAGTACAAGTTTACCAGACTCATCAAGATAGTGATCACATACAGTATCAATATAGTTTGGGTGCCAAGGATTATCCTCAGGATACCTTTTAGTTAAATAACGAGTTACCCAACGAGAAAGCGTCTTTTGGCGAGTTACTGGATGTGTATCAGTTTGTATGTTAATTACGTTTTCAGCTTCAATAAGTACTGGGTAAGGCTTAATATTCATGCGCTCTTCAGGAGTCATCATATCAAACTGTTGTTCTGTTAACTGTGGATAGTCTACATAAACCCAAGCTCGTGAAGTTTGAAGCTCTTCCCATAAAGCTGCATCAAGAAAGTTAAACAGTGAACGTCCATCAAGAGTAAAGTTATTACGAATCCAATCGATAGCATCTTCTGGTAGTTCTTCTGGAAGCTTAATATGAGAGTCTTTACGAAGCAAAGAACTAATAAGAACTTTACAGTATTGTGCTGTAAGTCCAGGAAGTTCTGCTTCTGATCTGTAAAAGTCATATTGACGTTGTGTCATACTAGGAGAAAAAGGAATTAACAAGTTTGAATAGTCATGTTCAATATACTCGTCATGCGCCTTTACATTCTCTTGTCCTTGTAAAACTGCTCTAGATTTTTTCCACAGAGGTTTTAAGGACTGATAACTATCACTAGGATCGGCTACCGACTTTTTAATAGCCTTTGTTGGTTTAGTTAGCTGTACCATTATTTTGTTCTCCTAGCTGGCTTTTTCTTTTTATAACCACTGGCATAAATAGCTCTGGCTTGCTTTTCAGCTTCTTTCTTAGTTTTATAAACTTTTCCAGAGGTACCCCAACGGTAGCCACCTTTTACTTTAGTTACTGGCATTACCATTTCACCTTATTTGCCCAATATGCGGCACTCATTTTACCTTTGGCGATATTCTTGGCGTGTCTTGCTTTCCAACCTAATCTACGGGCTTTGTAAGCATCAGACTCACCTTCTTTT